CCAACATGTCCTTACAGACCTCCCGCAAGGGGGGTCTTTTTTTATGATAAATATAGATAGCTTGGGAAGTTGACATGGCATCGGAATGGTACGATAAACAACTAAAGAATAGGAATTACTTATCTCCTATTGGGTTCAGGTTGAATATCATCAAAGCACCTAAAGTATCATTCCTGTGTCAGCAAGTATCAATCCCATCTATTGAATTAGGTTCGATTGATGTTTACTATAAGGGATATGCTGCAGTACCCTATGAAGGTAATCTGAAGTATGCAGATTTTACGGTAGAGTTTTTAGTAGACGAAGATCTACAAAACTATTTGGAACTCCATGATTGGATGGTAGGTCTTGGTGTTCCTACATCACAGGCTGATAAATCTTCTTTTGTGCAAAACCTGAAAGAAAAGAATTACACTAACTATGAGGATATTGAAGATACATCTGATGCAGATCTGTTTGTATTGAACAATAACTTACAAACAAACTTCCAAGTAAAGTTCATTGATATGTTCCCAGTATCACTGTCACCGTTGTCATTCGATGTTACTTCGGGAGACAATAACTACTTCACTTGTTCTGCAACCTTTAGATACAACTACTACGAATTTATTATGCAAGGTGAGGCAGGTTACGTTGGATAGTCAATGGAGACATGAGTACCTCGACATCATGGGTTCTCAATTGTCAGATTACAAGAAGAATTTATTAGAAACTGGTCCCAATAGCCTCGCACAAGCATGGACAATACAAGCGATGAAAAGGGATTATACCCTAAAGAAGTGGAACAAATCCTAGATATGTGGTATGATGGGGACTGGAACGATGCTCTCATAGGTTTACATCTTTATGAATCTAGAAAAAATACAGGAGTGGTGGGAGAAGGACAGCAAGATTGATCGTTCTCTTTTGTGTGAAGAGTCAGTAAAGATTCCACAGTTACATCAAAGGTACATGGAGATGTACAACATGTTCTTTCTCATGAAGAAAGAATCCGAAGCAAAGATCAAAACAATGCGTCGTGATAAGTGGTTGTACTACAAGGGTAGAGCAAAGGCAGAAGTATACAAGAACCTACCATTTGATCTCAAACTCACTACCAGAGAAGAGATTGACATGTTCATCGAAGCAGATGAGGAGTACCAAAAGGTAGTTCTAAAAGTAGACTACATAGATCAGATCCTCACATTTCTAGATTCGATTCTGCGACAAATCAATAATCGCACGTATCAAATCAAGAACGCTATTGAGTGGGAGAAATTTCAGAATGGATTATGAGATACGGTGAACCTTACATCATTATGGATATTCCTCCAATCAGTTGGAGTAAGATAAAACAACGACTAGATGTTTTGCCGCTAAAGGAAGCGATGTTAGGTCGCAAAGCGACATGGCAAGACGGGTCTACAAAATGGTTGAAAACTGCGCGAGACTCTCGCGTAGGTTGGTTAGAAGATCCTCCTATCATGAACATGTTTTTTGATATGGCAGATCAAGCTAACCATGAAGCTAAGTGGAATCTAAACATAGATTTTTTAGAACCATTGCAGTACACCGTATATGAACGGGATGGTCATTACGACTGGCACGTTGATCAACATGAAGAGCCTAATGCTCAGAACCAAGTAAGAAAAATATCCTGTACATGTTGGGTCAACGATGACTATGAGGGTGGCGATTTCGATCTAGAAATGTACAATCCAGTTACAGATCCCAGATACAAAACCTTTACTGCTAGTCCAGGTAAAGTAATTTTTTTCCTCTCTGATTGTTTCCACCGAGTACAACCAATTACTTCGGGTGTAAGGAAATCATTAGTAGGATGGTTCTCAGGTCCCCCTTATGTCTAACCTAGTAATCAAGAAAAAGAATGAAGTCTACTTGACAGTAGAAGCAGAAGCACATGTTCATTATGAACTGTCTGAGTTCTTTTGCTTTGAAGTTGAGTCTGCTAAATTCATGCAGAGGCAGCAACGTTATAAAAGATGGGATGGTAAAATTAGATTGTATTCTCCTGGTACAGGAGAGATCTATGTGGGTCTCCTCGACTATCTAACTGACTGGGCGTATGAGCATGGATATAGTTGGGAGTTTGAAGAGAGTAAATTCTTCGGACATCCAAAAGATGAGAATGAATTTATCACTCCAGAATCGGTTGTGGGCTTCGTAAAATCTCTGGGTGTACCGCATAAGGTTCGAGATTACCAGTACCGTGCAATCTGGGAAGCATTACGCTACAACAGACGATTGCTCCTGTCGCCCACAGCATCAGGCAAATCTCTAATGATCTATTCATTGGTTAGGTATCACATCAAGGCGGATAGGAATATTCTAATCGTAGTCCCAACCACCTCTCTTGTCGAGCAGATGTATAAAGACTTTGAGGAATATGGATGGATGGCGTCCAAATACTGCCACAAAATATATGCGGGGGCAGAAAAATACACGGATCATCAGGTGGTAATTACCACTTGGCAGTCTGTTTATAAGGAACCGCGTAAGTGGTTTGACAGGTTTGATGTTGTCATCGGTGACGAGGCGCACCTTTTCAAAGCTAAATCTCTTACTACGTTGATGGCGAAACTGCATGAATGTAAATATCGTGTTGGATTTACTGGTACGTTAGATGGCAGTAGTACCAATCAACTTGTATTGGAAGGATTGTTTGGTAGATGCAGTCAAGTCACAAAGACTAAAGATCTAATGAAGGCAGGATATGTTGCCAAACTAAAAGTACGAATACTAGTATTTGAACATCCTAAGCAATCATTCGATACTTATCAAGATGAGATTGACTGGATTGTTGAGAACCCTTCCAGGAACAAGTTCATCAAAAACCTTGTCAAAGATTTAGAAGGAAATACTCTAGTCCTGTTCAACTATGTAGAACGCCACGGGGAACCTCTTTATGAACTTATAAATAGTGATGTAGATAAACCAACGTTCTTTGTACACGGTGGAGTTGATGTATCGGATAGAGAATCTATTCGTGAGATCACAGAACAAAGTAGCAATGCCGTTATTGTTGCTTCCTACGGTACATTTTCTACAGGCATCAACATTCGTAATCTACACAATGTTATCTTCGCTAGTCCTTCAAAGTCCAGAGTTCGCAACCTACAATCGATTGGTCGTGTTCTAAGGAAAGGCGAAAACAAGTCACAGGCAATATTATATGATCTCGCTGACGATACTTCTAAGGGAGCATCTAGGCGAAACTATACTCTCAATCACCTTATAGAACGGGTAAAGGTGTACAACGAAGAGAAATTTGACTATGAAATTTTGGATGTAAAAATCAAGTGAACCTATGCTCAACTATGTAAAACACGACGAAGAATTTCATTGTAGTATCCGCATGAAATATGGTGCGGAAATACTGGCAGTGGCAATGGTATCTCGCGATGAAGATACTGACACTGATGTTGTCTATGTACAGAACCCAGTAGAAGTCAATGTTATGATCCATGAACGTCCAGATGGTAAGTCTGTTCGTGGTATGGGATTTTCCAAGTGGTGTGCCTTTTCTAACGAGGAGTTTTACATCATCAATGGAAATGATATTCTAACGATGTCTGCTCTTAGTAACGAGATCATCATTTTGTATGAAGGTTATCTTCTTTCTGAAGAACACGATAAGTTGAATGAATCCGACCTTTCAACTGGTGGTACTCCTTCTAATCAGGTAAAAGGATCTATCGGAAAGATAGAAGAAGCAAGAAAGAAGTTTGAAAGACTGTTCAATAATAAAGCCTAATAGTTCTTTTGAACCCCACAGTGTTAGTTTACAGGGAAAATCGGATGTTGTCAAGCTCTGATCTTTGTGTTATACTACCTGTGTTAGCAGAACAACCTCATGCAAGTAACGCCAGTGAAAAGAAAAAAAGAACACTACGTTGACAATAAGGAGTTTCTCAAAGCACTAGAGCATTACCGTGATGAGGTTGCTATTGCAGAGATTCAAAAGAAACCTAAACCTAGGGTGGGCAATTACATCGGAGGATGCTTTCTAAAGATTGCAACCCACCTGTCGTATCGTCCTAACTTCATCAACTACATGTATAAGGATGACATGATTTGTGATGGAGTTGAAAACTGCATTCAATACATTGATAATTTTGATCCAGCAAAGTCTAAGAATCCCTTTGCATACTTCACACAAATTATTTAC